GTTGTATATGGTTCAATCAGTTTCATCCTTCCTCACCTCCAATATTCCCGATCACAACCTTCTCGCCTGTCTCTGTGTTAATCAGCTGGATATAGCCGTACAGATTCGTGTTGACCTTTATCTTGCCGTCCTTCACGGCTTTCCGAAGCTCTTCCAGGAGTTCAGTGTTTTTCATTCTGTGCCTCCAATCGTTCTTTCCATCTATTTCCCTTTTGATCGATGATATCTATCACCTTGTTAGAATCCACGAGGCCTTCCATCATCAGCTCACTGATGCACAAATCCACATCGGCTATCTCTTCCGTCAGGGATTCCAGGCATTCCTGCTCCGTCTTCGGTGTCGGATTCTCTCCCCGTAACAATCTGGCATATTTAAGCGATGCCTGCGCCAGTTCCGAACACTCTTCCGCTAATTGCTCCAGCATCGCAGGAAGTCCGATGGTGTCTATGATGTCATTCATGGTTGTCACCTCCTATAGAATCGATGTCGGCCAACAGGACAAATCCCACGCCACTAAAGAAAGTTACAATGCTGTTGATGCCGATTCCCACGATCATACTCAGCAGACCGAATGCGGTCACGATTGCTCTGCCCTTGTTGCTCATTTGCTATCCTCCGTAATAACCTGTATATGTCCCCAATACCCATCCGGCAGGTCAGCCAGCTTGGATTCCATATAGGCGCTGGCTTTCAAAGCATCGTCCGTAACTGCTGTGTCGATAACGGTGTCCGCCGGTGTTTTGATCTCAATTTTGTACTGCTTCATCTTGTCTCTCCCAGTGCTTTATGTACCAGCTCCCGCATCTTGTTATAGGCGCCATTGATTGAGACAACGTTCGAATACTCTCCAACGATGTCGGAATAATGGTTCAGGTACCATTCAGCCTTCTGGACATCCTCTGCTCCGCCCTTGTGCTTATACCGCCAAAGGTACTTAAAAGCATTACACAGGCAGAAGTTACCGACCGCCTCAGCTCCAAAAGCAATCTCCATCACGTCGATACATTCCAGAGACGTGTTGCCCTCGTAGTGGGCAGGGTGGTTGATGGGGTCAATCTCTTCTGCTGAGACGCCTGTCGGAACAAATCTGTCCGGGTAGTCTCCAGACGTGTGGTTATGTGTGCAATCAACGCAAGGCTCCTGCTCACAGCTTTTGGCAATGTATTTGCAATCATCACATGTTTTAAACTCGTATCTCATTCCTCTTCCTCCCTCCAGTCATCCCTGTCTGACGCTGCGCTTGCCAGTGCCAGCGACAGAACCGTAACAGCACATCCAATAAAACAGCCGATTCCAAAAGCAAAAAATGTCATTCTCCATCCTCCATGTGTCTCTCGATATAGTCAGCGTTCTCTTCCAGCCTCTTCGCTTTGTCTCTCAGGTACTCCACCACCAGAGCTGCGTCGTCCAGTTGGTGGGTCTTGTATGCCCATTTCAGGAACATGTCCACGTCGGCCTGACTGGCCGGGAAGAACATGTCTACAGATATGCTCCTGCTTCCGATCAGAAGATTCAGCATTTTTCAATTCCCCCATTCTTTCAACAGACTTTTCCATGTCTGAAATGTAATCGGCACATCCCCGAAGTCCTCGCCGTTCTGACCGACCAGAACGGCCGTGCCTACGATGGTGTCGGCAAAGAATCCGCGTCCCGTTCTGAAATTGGGCTCCAGATTCATGAGCTTGCCTTCCTCGTTGACGATCAGGATCAGGCCGTGCCCCTTATAGAATGCCTCGATCTTCCCCCCTACAATCTTCTGCAGGTTCTCCAGCGTGTTGCTGATATTTGCTATGTGCCCGAATTCTTCATCCGGGCGCTTGATGATGGCTTTGATTTTACTCATGTGGCCTCCTTATCTCCCAGGAGCCTGGGCGGTTCCCAGAACTCTCCGCTTATTTAAATTCGGTTTCTTCCATGTCTTCCATCACTCCGCTGTATGCGATTCCTAAATGCTCTCTCCATTTGTGTTCAAGCAAGTGCGTTCTGGCGATGATGACGTGTTTTCCGTAAGTGTAATATTTGTTGCTGAACTCATCTGCCTGCTCAATAATCCTTTTCCAATACGAATCCCTGGCTCCCCAATCATATAGATATTTGCGCCATGTATCATAAAGCGCGTTTGCCTCAGATTCGATTTGTGTCAGGCCCCGTAAATCTTCATGCACTTTTCGCCCTCCCTAAAATGGTACTTCTTCGTCGTCCTGGTCCTGCCAGTGTTCCGGATCCGTAGCGTCCGCATCCTCTTCCCATGACAATTTCCAGCTAAACATTCCGTAAGTATCCGATATGCGCTTGCTCTTTTCTTCGTAGTAAAGCGCTATGCCCTTATCGTCAACAAGACCGCTAAGTCTGTTCTTCGTGACCTGCAGCACTCTATCAGGGTTTCTCTCGTCTTCCTCATCAGGCAGGGAATAGTTCAAAACTACGTCCGCCAGATTCGTAATGTTGGAGCTTCCAGCAACATCGTCATTGCTGAATAACTTCCATGACCTCTTTCGGGGATGTACCACCAGAATGATAATGACATCGTACTGCTTTGCCATTTTTACCAGTTCACGAACGAAAACAGATTGCTGTCGGTACAGGTCGGAAGATAAGTCATCGCTGATTGCGGTCATCAAATTATCAATCATTAGCATTCTGCATCCGTACTGGCGGATAGCCGAATCAATCGTCTTGATGATCGCTTCTTCTTCTCCGTCATCCGAAGCCTGCGCCGTGTTGTCGTAGATATAGATTTTATCGTCATACCATTCATGGATGTGCTCAACCGCTTCGGGGTTTACAAGGTAATTCCTGAAACCTAAATCTGACAGCTTGATATTGATTAGTTCCGTGCCGGCGCACTGGCGGTCGAACCAGTCCTGAAAGAACCATTCAGGAAGCTCTCCTGAATAACAGAATGACGGGATGCCCTGGCTGACGGCCTGCGTGATAAACTGCGAACCTAATGTCGATTTTCCAAGCCCCCGTTCCCCTGTCAGCAGAATCAGCTGGCCGAAGTAGAATCCACCTAAAAGCTGATTCAGCGGTCTGATGCCAGTATCAATATGTTCCATTTCTGCGATATTTTTCCGCGTGACATCTGACAGCTTTTTGATTTTCGGGTTATCCAGAATAGCCGCCGTATTGACCGCCTCAATAACCGCCTGCCTTCCATAGTTCCGGAGCAGGTCATTGGCATCTTTACAGTCCTTATAGGCTTCTTCCCTGACGTGCTTAATGGTTCCGTGAAACCTTGTCCGCATATCATCCAGAAGAGTGATATGCCCTTTTTCGTGGTCTCCGAAAACAATCAGCGTATCGTACTTACACAAGAAGTCCCAACAGTAAGGCACCCATGTAAATCCATTAGCGCCGGTCGGAACGGATACGGCGTTGATGTTTCCGCTGAACGCTTCCACAACGGACAGCGCATCTAACTGCCCTTCCGTCATGATCAGCGCCTTGCTCCGCCCTGGATCGCAATGGTCCATTCCGAACAATATCGGTCTGGTATTAGACAGCGACCATTCTTTGTTCTTGTGTATCGCCTTATCGAAATTGGTCCGCCGATACTTGACCATCTGTAAAACGCCCTTGTCATCGTAGAACGGAATAGCCAGGACCTTGTCATCGTCCTCTTTCGTCGTGATCGCATAACTCTCCGCAATCATCTTCGAGATTCCGCGGCTTTCCAGATATTCCACAGCAGGCGTCTTCGTAATTGGCCTCGGATACTTACTAATGTCCCGGAACCGCCTTTGCCGGTTGAAATACTCATCAACTGTATTTCCGAGTGAAAATCCGAAGTCTCTGGCAAGTGTGATCATGTTGCCTTTTGCTCCGCAGGAAGCACGCAGGCATTTAAACTGGCCGGTCCGGAGATTGATCGCGAAGGTGTCCTTGTCGTTCGTCTTGTTCCGGCAATATGGGCAATACTTAAATTGCAGCTCATCACCACGCTGCTGATATTTGATATGCTGTTCCTGCCCGAAGCGTTTAGCATCTTCAGGATCGAAGTTGTAAATGCTCAATCGTATCCCCATCCTTCCTCTTCGTCTGAATCATCGTTTTCCGAAAAAGCCGGAGGTATATATTCTTCTTTCTTTATAGTGCCTTCTATAGTGTCTTGTTTGTGTTCGTCAGAATTTCGCGAAAGTTTCGATTTTTTTTCACCAGTGTTTCGCTTGGTGTTTCGCGCATCCTGATAAATGCCGTAGTTTACTATGGTTATCAGTGTTCCGCGTCTGTTTCGCTTGGTGTTGCACATTTGTTCCGATTTCAGGACATCTAAAAAGCGTTTTACTTTGCTTCGTGTCCAGCCCCAGCGCTCTGCAAGGGTACTAAGGCTTGTCATGTGCTGACCACGCTTTATAGTCATCGGAACACCGTCAAACACGATCGTTTTTTCTTCATGATTGGCAACCATTATTAAATCGATCCACGCCCGTGCTTTGTCGTATGGTTTTATGTCCCATATCCAGTGTTCACGGATATCTCGATATATTTTTATATAACCCTTATCCGTACTCACCTCGTTCCAGCCTTTCCTTCATGTCCCGATACAGTATTTCTTTTATCAGTGCTCCAGACGTTTCGGCCTTGCAGAAAACAGGGCGGAGATTATAGCGGACAGTCCATGCCGTGAGCGATGCCAGGAACGCATTAGGGCGGAACCGGCTCCGATAGCGGTGATTGATGATTGCCTCATAACTGCCGTTTTCAACAAGCAGATAGACAATACTTCCGGCTTCCGCAGCTCTTTCCATTTCTCTGCGGAACCTGTCCCGGCTCCGCGTAAAACACATTGCCAGCTCGTCCAGTGACATCTTCCGTTCTATAACACAGGCCGGCTTTATCGCCCGGCCCGTGTCATAGATAGCGGAATCGTTAAGGATAATCGAACCGCAGTAATCTCCGTAGTTTAATGTTGCTCTCTGGTACGGAACACCGAAGGACTTATATCTTTCGACCGCCTTCGGTGTCCGCTGTTCTCTGTTGTCCACAAGAATCTGAAACGTGCTAAGCGCGTCCATTATCTCAAAATGGTCCATAGCTTAGAACGGAGGGATGTCGTCATCTTCGGTTGCCGGCGCAAATCCGCTTGTGTCCTCCGCAGGCGCAGTGCTGGAAGTATTGCGACCGCTTCCAATCAGTCTGTCATTCGGGAGTTTGCCAGCCTTGCCTTTGCGGACATCTTCGGCAACGCAGGTCCATCCTGCCTTGGGAATGATATGATCATATACAGTGCCGTTCTTCTGGCTCTGCTTGTTGTGGAATTTTGCGCCGATAATTTTGCCCTTAAGGGGCTTCAGGTCGCCGGTGAAAACGAAGCCGTTGTTGGAATCCTCAAGGTCCGCAAAGAAGCTGTTCCAGTTGTCCCAGATATACTGTTCGCATCCGTCTTCCGGGATGTTCAGCGTGAAAACAGCGTCATACGGCCACTGCTTATCCTCCCTGGTATTGTTGTCGAACTGGTTCTGATAGAAGCCTGCGTATTCGCCTTCGGCAATGTCAAAGGCAAGACGGACGCATCTGTCTCCGCTTCCCCATTTGTCTTCTCTGGCTCCAAGAATCTTGATGATGTAGGCGCCCTTAGGGAGCTGCTGGAAGTTGGTTGATTTGCGTTTGGATTTGTCGTATGTAGGTAATGCCATAGTGTTGTCCTCCTTAATAGTCTTCTAATGCTTTAAGTACAATCATCACATCATTCTCGCATTCATCCGTATTGAACGCTCCTAACGGAACCTTACAAGTTGAACCGTCTGCGGAAAGAATGAATTTATATTTTCCATCCTGCCGAACCGCCCAGACCACAGTTGTCATCTTTGATTCCAGAACCAGTTTCTCCAGCTTCCTGCCATTGGTCTTGATTCTTGTCCTAATGATCCCGTTGTCATCGGAAATCGTTTCAGAATGGCAGAGGATGATAACTGTTAAATCATCCCGAAGCGTCAGGGCCTTGTTGATAAGCGCCCAGCCGTTTTGTGCCAGATCGCTCCATGCGCTTCGCTTGTCTCCGCTCTGCATAGCCAGGATCCGCATCTCTTCCGCCACCATAAGACCATTGAGCGTATCAATAACCAGATATTTGATTTTCTGGAAATCCTTCTCCTTGTTGACCTTGTCCATCATCTGGGATGTTACGGAAAAGCTGTCAGAACAGACATAATTCTTGTTCGCTACGCTGTACTGCTTCCGCCAGCCTTTCCAGTTAAGTCCCTTCTTATCACAGTCGCAGTACAATGTTTTATCTGGCGGAAGATTCCGCATGGCGGTCGTTTTACCGCTTCCGCTCTCTCCCATGATTCCTATAACCTTCGCCAAAATATGCCTCCTTTCTTATTTGATTCTGAGCGATTCGCCCCTTTCAGCGATATAGCCGTAAGTCGTATCCCCCTTCTCCGTAACTGCCCTGATTGCCTCGATATTCGGCTTGCGCTCCACCAGATTATCCGGCA